ATTCGGTCATACTAATTTGAATGGTTTCCATAGGTTAACTCCTTTGTTCTTATAGTTGTAAGATATAAACAGTATACACTATTATAACTACGCTGTCAAGAGGAATCGACCGAAATCGCCCGTTATGGCGCTATGCCGTTATGATAATAAAAAGAATGGCGGCAAAAAGGGCGCATTATTGACACGCCCTCTTTTTGCGCTTATAATGAAAACGGTTAGGCGGTTGTCTGGGTGCGATTGCGAGTAACCGAGGATACCGGCAGTCGGAAGCCAGAGGTCACGGCGAAATGAAGGTGAAGAGACGGTAAAGCCGAAATAACCGTCACGATATAATCCGGGGCAGTCGCTCCCAGACAGCCGCCTACGCAAAAGCGCCACCCGCAGCCAACTGGCGGCTTTAATTGCCGTTTCTCGCGTCAATAACTCACGCAAAACGGGCGGATTTCGCCTGAAATCCGCCCGTTTACCGCCGTTAAGCACAATTAGCAGCTATGGGAGAATCTCAGGCCACCACGGTTCGATATAACCTTCCTCACGTATCACTATTGGCAGAAATATTGCGTATGCTACGCGAGGACTCCCAATCGGCGCGCACCCAAAAACCACACACGGCGTCGGCGTCGGGAACTCCGTACCGATCCACGGCGCTGGCGTATAATAGGGCGTCCAGGTCGGCACAGGCGTAGGTTCCCACGTATCATGCTCCAACGGCACATAGACCGTTCGTGAGCCTGCGCTGGTCGTCAGTGTCTCCGTAATCGTCGTCGTTACCCAGTCCCCAGAGACAACGCTCCAATACTTCGTCAATGTCTGTGGCGTTGCTAATGCGCTGGCTACATCCCATGTGATGACGCCGGTATCGGTAAGAATCGTCAATGCGCCTGTTCCCGTTGTATAAACAGCCGTCAATGTGATCGCCGAGGTATCCCACGTTTCTACCAACGTAAACGTAATACCCTCCGTCGCTGTGACCGTATCCACGACACGGATCGAGTTCGTACCCGTGACGGGGATTGCCGCCGACCACCACTCCTGTGCTGCGGTCCCCCGATAGACCGTCTTATCCCATTCCGTGATTCCGGTAGGAGGAGACGGGATCGAACTGAATGTCGTCAACAGGTTAGGGAAATCAACGTTACTGAATAGCAGTGAAAGGGCAAACATCACCAGCATAATCAGCCCGGCCAACCACTTGCCGGACTTCTGCTTTGGCTCGCGCGTGTCCAATGTGTACTCGAGCGCATCAGCCGTTCCCGGCATCCCAAACCACCCGGCGATACGCACGGCCAGCCGTGCCATCTTCCACGCTGCGTCGATGGCCAACCCCGTACCGAGCAGTTTCCGCACCATCTGCGCCAGCACATCGGCCCCAGCTAGCGCCCCTTCGCTGCCGCCGAAGTTTACCCCCGGGCCGCTGATCACCGCCTTCGCCCCGGCTGCGAAGAGCGCGTCGAGCAACGCTCGATTCTCCGTGCCGTAGCAGGCCCCCACAAAGACCACAGCATCTTCGAGCGGTAACCGTTCCACGTCGAGCGCCGTCAGTATGTCACGCTGCTCATCATCCACCCACGCCAGGCCATCGCTGCGTGGATGCAGCCACAGCATCACCAGATCATACCGCGCCGCCTCTGGCCATAGCAGCACGCCGCCGCCGGCCAGCACATCTGCCGTATCCCCGGCAATCGCCCGCGCGTTCGCCGCGAATCCACTTGTCGTAATCGCCAACGTCTTCATAATTCTTCCCCTGTTAGATTTCCCTTGCTGCCAAGAGAACTTCAAGCCGGTCATCCACACCAACCGGCACAATTGTCACCGTGCCGTTGCTGACGCTCGCCTCTTGCACGCGGATCGTCTCATCGCGGTCCGGGATCATATCCCGCAACGTGATCACGTCCCCGGCCCGGATAAACGTCGCCGGGAATAGGCTGCCATCCGGCTTGCGGCATAGCTCGCCGGCATCGAGCCGCAATGCAGCGCGCGCCCAGGCGTGATCCTCCAGATAGAGCTGCGCCCACGTCGCTGCTTCCGCGCGTGTCGTCATCGGCAGGCGCAACGTCTTCTCCCTGCGCACACCGAAATAGGCGATACTGTCGGCGTCGGTGTACCAGTCCGTGCGATACCCATCCGGCAATTCCCCGCGCACCGCGTTGTAGATGTCGCTCAGCTTCCATTCCAGCGTCCATTTGAATCGCGACTCATTCGCCGTCAGCAGCCACGTCGCCGTATCATCCCACGCGCGGAACTCCGCCCCGGAGCCGTCTCCGGCTGCGTCGTAGATCGCCAGCACCCACCCCTCCGCGCCATCACCCAAAGCCGCCATCTCTCCTAGCGCGCGCATGGTCGTCGCGCCGCCACCCTGGTAAACAGAGCGTGCTACCCCCAGGCCGCTGCTCTCGATCTGCGCGTCGATCCCCGCATCAGTCAGCAACGCCGTGACAATGTCGCTCGTCGTCGCCGGGTCAATCGTGCGCACTACCACATACGTCAGCCTGGCGCTGGCTTCACCCGCGCCGTTACCGTCCTTCCGCAAAGCCCACACCAAACCACCGGCATCGGCTACGACTTCATCAATTGCCTCTGTGTCATCAATCAGGGTGCATGTAGGCGTTCCGGTCGTCGCGTAGGTGAGGCTGTTGTCCGTAATCTGTAGATCAGGCCCGCCGGTGGGAAAGGTAATCGTGAAGTCAGTATCATCAGTAACGGTGATCGTAGCATCGCTGTAGGCGGTCTGCAATGCAGATTCGATATCCGTGGCGAGATCGTTATAATCGAGGGCTACGGTCTCAATAGCATCCCCATCGCCCAGCTTGAATGTCCCCCCCGTCGCGCCATCTAAAAAGAGCGTATATGTCTTTTCTGTGCCTACAGAAGAAGTCCATAGAACATTCCCCGCGTCGTCGCGCAGCTCGACAATCCACGCACCGCTGTTGATCACAATAGCCGCTCGCGCCTCTACCTGTACGATGTCAGCGCCAAGAACGGCTCCAGTCTCAGGATATTCGACGACACATTCCTGCAAATCTATATATATCGCGTCGCGCGCCTCGACGTATACCCGATTATTGTTGTCTGCCGAAAAGTTCTCCGGAGGCAAGTCTTGCTTCTCCCATCGCCGGTATTCGCTATCGCTGAAGATGCGCCACAGCTCTGCGTCCATCATCTCGCGCGCCAATCCCTCCGCGCTTAGCGTGATCCCCTCCGAGGATAGCCCCGCGCCGGCCAACCTGCCGCGCCACACCGTTTCGCCCCGGTCGTAGAACTCCAGCGTTCCCCCTGGCCAGGCGTCCACCAATTGCCACAAATCGCGCTCCGGGGCGCTCAACTGCACGCTCGCCTGCCACCATCCGCCCGGCAGCAGCGCATTGAAGCGCCAGCTTCCCGCGCGCTCCGACACCTCTACCCTCCCCGTCATCGTCGTCGTGACAAATATCTGCATCGTCATTCTGAGGCCCTCCGAAGAACCTACGCCTCCGGCAACCCATTCCACCGCGCCGCCGCGAAGATCTGCACCTGCGCCGTTCGCATCGGCAATGCTGCGCCGCTCTCACTGTTCAGATTGAACGTCAACATCTGCCCCGCCGAGGTCGCTGGCAACAATCGCTGTGGCCACAACTGGATGCGCTCGCCCCACGTGTTCAGCATTGGCAGCCGCTGCCCGCCGAAGTCGTACACCGTCTCTCCGCGGATGTCGTCATCTTCAATGCACGCGCCATACACCGCGTTGTAACCCTTAAACTGCATCCGCCTGTATTGCCCCATCGGGACGAAGTGCAGAAAATCGAGGACCGCTGCGCTATCCTCACCTAATAGCCATACCTTAAACGGATAGCGTAACGGGTGCACGTACCCGCCGGGCGGCAACATCACCATGCCCAAATCCGTCCAACCGTTTTCCCCATACACCCAACGGGTGTATTGGAGTTTCGTCAGCTCGTACCCCACCCCCACACGCCAGCGTTGCCCGCTCAGCGAGCCGTTTGCCAGCGCCCGAAACGGTCCTACGAAATCACGCACGCTGTTGAACGCCACCTCCCACTCGAACGTTTGGGCTGTGCCATAGGCATCGTTGCTACGCCCGGCCTGTGGGGTAACCGTCACTCCGCTGGCATCCTCACCTTCTAGCGTGAGATTGATAGGGCGGTCGTACCAGCCGATCCGCACCTGGTTCAACCTGGTCGATCCAGGGTATGAATTGTTGATCCTGATCCGCGTCAGCGCCGGGACATTGCCCTCCGGCGGCTGTACGAAGAGGAAATTATTGTGATTGGGCTCCGCGTCGTCGTGGTTATAAATGGTCACGTAATCGCTGTATGCCCCATCGAACGCTGTGCGCACCGGCACGAGCGTCTCCGGCCCGCGCCAATACGGCTCGCGCGTCCACGTGACCTTGATCCGCCGCGCGTTGCCGTCTGGGACTGCGCTACCGCCATAGAGCTGCGCCTCGTAATAGTGTGGGTTTTGGCACGCGCGCCGGATCTGCGCCACCAGGCGCATATCGCGCCGGAAGCCCAGGCCCCACTGCGTCGCCGTCTCCAACGCGCTGGTGAGGATGCGTAGCGCCTGCGTCGGCTTCTCCGTCCACACCGTTAGCGACTCCTCGACGTTTCCCACCTCACGCTGCACCGGCCACGCGCCGTGCGGCGCGCCCTTCGTCCACTGCAACGACGCCGGCGCCGCGACCGGTTGGAACTCAAACCACGGGCTGACCTCTGTCAGGTCCTCCACCGTCGTCGTGTCGCTCGATCCTAACGCCTCAATTCGTGCTATTCTGAACTCATACATACGCCCTCATTTGCCTTAAAAATACCTTCCGCTAATCACGCAACTCGGAAGCATCCCCATCCGTTCTTACACTCTCCGTGCTTGCAACTGCTCCCCTATCATTGACGACAACTGCCACGCCAGCGTTTCCAAATCGCGCCGATCGTTGATCGTCACCCCGGTCAGATTCAGGTTCACCATCACCCCGCCGCCTGCGCCCGCGCCGGCCAGCGTCGGGGCCGGTAATCCGCCCAACCCCGCGCTCAACTGCGGCATCTGCGCGTTGGAGACCTCGCCCAGCGCATCCGCAATCCCGCGCAGCCCCATCTCCCACGGCGTCGGAGAACCGGGCGTCATCCAGTCTGGTAATTTAACACTGCCTAACTTTGCTGTTAAATTCTCTATCCAGCCCACGACTGTTCCAATCGCTCCAGAGATTCCCTCTGCTCCACCAGTGACATCATCAAGCCAGCCCTTAAACTTCTCAAGAATTGGGCCAAATGTGTCGCTGATCCACGTTCCGGCACTCTTTAGCGCCGGCAGCAGCGTCTTTTCCCAGATTCCAGCCAGCGCCGTAATAGCTAACGTTACCGCCGTATTCAGCAGGTCTCCTAATGCTTGCCAGATTGGCATCATATCGACAGAAAGGAATGTCCAGATCGCCTGTAATGCCGGTAACAATGTTCCATTCCAAAAACCCACCAGCGCATCGATCACGCCAGCTGTAATCCCCTGGATGTTCCCCCAGTTCTCGCTCCACGCGAAGCCCAACAAGGCAACCCCTGCTACTATAAGGGCAATAGGACTTGTCAATGCTGCCAGTGCCCCGCCGATCCCAGCCAATATTCCCGGGATAGCCGCAACCAATGCGGAACCGCCGAGAACAGCTCCTACAGCGATAAATGCAGATGTTAAAGCTGGACCATGCTCATTAATGAACGGTAACACTATCCCTATCAAATTACCTATTGCATCTTGAGCGCCGTTAAATACATCGATTATTGTGTTTAGTGCTGTCCACAAGCCTTCCGGTGGCTCTATATTCAGAGCAGAAAAGAAATTCTCTATACCGATGTAGAGTCCTTCATCTTTGACCCCAGTAGCGAATCCTTGAATTGCATTTCCAATACTATCAATAGTACTAACCAAACCGGATGGTACATTCAGCATTAACAACGCCGTTGTGAATGAGTCTAGTGGATCAGCGCCTCCTAGCACAGCATCGATAAACAACCCTAGAACACGTCCGAAATCTTCGAATAAGGGTACCAGCTTTGGCAGGTGCTCTATCGCGAGATCAGCCAACGGCGTTGCGATTGATGTCAATGCTGGAAGCAATCCCGACGCGAGCCCCATCTTGAGGTTCTCAATCGTTGTTTTGAACTGCGCCATCGTCTGCGCAGTCCCGCCGGCGTTATCCCCCAACCGTCGGATAAATTCATCCCCGGAGGCTTCCACCGCGTTCAGCAACGCCATTTGCTGCTGAGCTTTGGTCATCTCGTCCGCAGAAATACCTAACGTCTTGGCGTAGCTGGCATACGCCTCGCTCAGGTTAATCGTCAGCCCCAGGTTGTCCAGGATCATCGGCGAGCCGCGCCCGATGCCTGTCACCAGGCTATCCAGCAGGAACCCAACGTCCTCACCGGTGGCCGCAGCGGAGGCCTGCGCGATCTCCAAGAGCTTCGGCAGTTTATCGGCCATCCCCTCGCCTACGAGGAGCATGGACTTGTTAAAGGACTCCATCAGCGAAACGTCGGTGATCATCCCCTTCGACGCATCGCGCAACGACGACAGCATCTCATCGCTGCTATAGCCGGCTGAGGTAGCCAGGTTGTCGAATGAGGTGCGCAGCTGCTCGACGCGCGGCGCTTCGTTGAGCAACGTATCGCCCACGCTCTGCACCGCGCCGACTAACCCATCGAACGCCTTCGTCAGCACATTCCCGGTGAAAAATCCGAGCGCCTTCTCCCCGATGCCGCCGATTTTGCTCCACAGGCTGCGTGACTCGCCCTCGGCCTGCCCCATCCCCTTGCGCAGGCCGGCGAGGTCCATCACAGTACCGAGAACTGCCTCACCTAAGCTGAAGTTTGCCATAAAAAAAACGCCCTTATCCGGGCGCACTGGCGACATCGCCGGCGCACAGAGATTAGGGCGTACAAAACGACGCACTCATTCCCCCGTCATTCCAACGCCAGTCCGCTGGCGCGTCCGCGACGAGGAATCTATGACTTACTCTCTACTTCTTGCTTCCTTCGTCTCCACCTCTCCCAACCACGCCGGCGCGTTTTGTGTCGCCAGTTTCTCCAATTCACTCACCGCGATTACATTCACGTGTACCGCGCCGTGGTGCCGGCTCTCTACGATCAGCACCCCGTTGCGTATCTTCGCCCAGGGAAGTTTGCAAATCTCGCAGCGTAACACAATGTCAGCCACGGCTCATCACCTTCGCCCCCAGCGCCGCGAAATACTCACGCGCTTTCTGTGGATTGTCTTCGATAATCTCAACCTGTGGTCGCTCCTCTCGCGCTGTGCGTCCGCGCGTTAGCTTGTTGAGAATGCGCCGCCGGTCGCCGTCCTTCATGTGCGGCAACATTGCCACCAACGCCGCGTTGTATAACTCGTCGGCCTGGAGGACCGGCAGGAAAATCATCAGCTCTTCGACGATCCACCCCGGCAGTTCCAGCAACCGTTGCGGATCGACGCCATAAAAGCGGGTCAGGCGCGCTATGACGCCTGACCCGCCTTCACTTCCCCCTCGCTTGCCTCGGCCATCCGCGCGTTCCAGAAATCGAGGATCATCTGCTTCTGGCCGAGTGTGAACGACTCCAGCCGCGCTGCCGGGAGCGTGGGGATAATAATCTGCACCATCGCCGTGATCGCCGCCTCCAACGCCTCAGCCGCCTTCACATCGTCTGGGCTTTTCTGCAACCGGTCGATCCACGTCGGGAACTGCTTTTGAAAGCGCGTCGTCCGCGCCATCGCCGTCACCGAGAAATCCGCCCGGCTCAGCATCTCGTACACTGCGCCATCCGTATCCGTGAACGTGTGGCGCTCCGGCACCAGGGCCGCAAAATTCAAGTTTTTAGGCATACTGTCATCTCCTTTGATGCACGATTGATTCTAAACTACGGCCCCGGCGAGGCGATGACATCATGAGTGTCGTACACCATAACGCCGCACGCCTGGACCGTGACACCAATGGTGTAATCGGTCGCTTCCGTAAACGTGTAAACCGCACTCAACGTACCTTGCCCGGACGTCGGCGCAGGCGTCCACACAATCGTCAAGTCCGAGACACCCTCTGGCAGAACCGTCGCCGTGTAGGTCTCAGGGACAGCGACGTCAGGATTTCCTTCCCCGCTGATCACCACGGACGTGGGCGGCGTGCAGGCTGCTAACGCCACGACTAGCCAGCCCAACGCATCGTCTTCGTCGGCCTGATCGTCGTCTTCCAGTGCGTGGAACTCCACCTCCAACCCGGCCCGCCCGTCCTTCGCAAAGGTCGGCTGTGGTTCTCCGTCGAAAACACCACGCGGAATCACGTACATTCCCGCATAAACCCCATAGGGGCTGAGCGCCTCACCCCGGAACAGCAACGCGTACTCCGTTGGCACAAACCCACGCTTGAGGTGTATTGTCTTTGTGTCGGGGTCCGCGTCCGTGTCCTCGACCACGTCGGCAACCGCGTGCAGTATGTACGCATAATTCTCCAACGTCAGCCCCACCAGAGTGAACGCCACGATCACGTCCTCTTCCGGCCTCACCGCCTTCACCGGCCCCTGGTGGCAATTGTCGCGGAAATACTCCAGCGCCCCGGCGTGCTGCAAACTCTGCTCGCCGTCCGTGCAACCGATCTCCACCCAGGGCGATTCCGGCGTATTGGCTACGTCCGGCACAGTCGATCCGACCGGCGCGATATAGACGGTCAACGTTCCCGTCAACTGCTCAAATGGTTCACTATGTGCCATGTTCCACCTCCATCTCCTCGAAACTTATCTTCCGTTAATACCTGTACCCGGAAGCACCGGGACTATCCTACCCACTCCACCGCCGTCTCTGCTGCCGCCAGCCGCGCGTACACCAATACAAAATCCATGCCCACATCTGGATCGCGCAACAGCGACGGCCCGGAGTCCATCACGAACCAATACACCAGCGCCTTTCCGCTGGATGTCTCTACGACCTCGCGGTGCGTCTGCCGTGAAAAATTAACCAGCGCCAGATACAGCGCCATCGCTTCCGGGCGTGTTGGTGCATAGCAGCGCGCCTCGACCCGTGGACGCTGCCATTTTACATACAGGTCCGGCTCGCCGCCGTCCATTTGCACCTGCACCGCCGTCGAAGGGCGCTCCCACCCATCGCCGAACTTGTGCCGCTCCGCGATCCGTCCCTCAACGAGCGCATTGATGTCCGCGTCGCGGTATAACGTCTGAATCAACGCTTCCAATGGATCGATCATGCTTCTTTGTACCTGGCTATGTATTTCTTCACAATCCCTAACGCCTGCGGACTGACCTTGTTGAACCCGGCGCGCAAATACCCGTACAGTAGATGTATCCGCATCGCGTATTCCATGCCTGTTCCCACGGCAATGATCAACCGCTCTCCACTGCGTCGTGGAGTGGGCACACCCCCACCGCGTTCAGGCGTGCCCGACCCCGCTTTCACATGGTCGCCGCTGAAATTGTAATCCGCACTCGCGGCATGAATACTGCGTTGTAATGTGCCCGTCACCTTGCCACGGCCTGGCCTAAGCTCTTTCTTAGCCTCGCCCTCGATGCGCTGCCCAATCTCCACCAGCGCATCACTCAGTGCCTGCTCGATCTGCCCCTCCGCCAGGCCGCCCTTCCAGTTCACGTAACTCTTGCTCACGACACCCGCTCCACCATCACCGTGATGTGCCGCACCGTCCGCGCCCGTCGTGGTAAAATTGCCGTCACCGCAAATACCTCGTCCACCTCGGACCCGTCTTCATACACCAAATCGGCAATCTCGTCGCCCTCCTGGATGTCTGTACCGGGTCGTAGGAGCAACATATAGTTCGTGACCACCACAAACTGCGCCAATTCGGAGGAGAATTGATTCTGTGACTTGATCACCAACCGGCACAGCACATCCGTCTCGACAGTCTCCATCGTTACCGTATCGTTACGGTATACGTCCACCACCTTCTTCGGACGGCGGATCGTGCAACGGTGCCACAGATGCGCATCGATACTCACAACTTAAACGCTCCGATATACGTGTTTACGGCGCTGTCGGAGTACGTCACCTGCACGCGCCCATTCGCGTCGTTATAGATGCCCGTCGGGAATGGCCCTACAAGCTTCGTCTGCCCCGCCGTCAGCGTCACCGTGATACTGGGAGGGTCTTGCCCGTCCACGGTCTTTTGAATGTCGAAGCTCACCGTCCGCGAGGCGCTTCCGTGCGAGTTATAGATCGCCGCCAGCGTGCGCCCGTCATTGACAAACGAATCCCCACCTGCCGCCGCTGCCACGACCGCGTACAGCACCCCATCCCGCGTCACCTGATTAACGGTCAAAATCGCCATAATCTATTCTCCGATCCTCTCATTACGAGATACGAGAATCCTGTCAAATCGCCCGGAAATTAAGCGACCGCAACAATCGCGCCCGTTCGTATTCCCAATCTGGCGCGTGGTAGCTGTATTCTCCGGCCACACTCTCGCTGGCCATCGCCGTGCGCTCCAGCGCCAGTCGCACCATCTCCACGAGCACCGCCTTACGCCGTTCGTTATCGTCGTATGGCACATACAGCACACTGACGACCGCGCCCCAGAGGGAGCCTGCTGGCAACCGTTCCAGGCAACCCCCCAGCTCCCACACCCTGAAATCGCCGTCGGTCTGGCTGAGCACAACGCTGTCTTCCGTCACACGGTAAATGCTGGTAATTTTCTGCGTCAGGTAGAGCTTGGTATAACCTCCACTCAGCGTCTCGGTGTTGCGCGTGCTGGTGCTCGCGTAATGCGCGCCACAACGCTGCACCATGATCGCCTCTTCACGGTCGATGATCGCCTGCAACGGCGTGTCCAGTATCCCCGTCGTCACCATCGCCCTGACCTCGGCCACCGTCACCAGGCTCATCTATCCCCCCCTATCTACGACCGAGCTTCCGCTAATGGCAGTACCCGGAAACAATCCGGCAAAGGAAGGGCCAGCAGTAGAGCGTTCTACGTGCGCCGCCAGCCCTCCCCATCCTGGCATTTCCCAAATCCTGTTACGCCGTCCCCTCGTCCGGAGATTGGTGGAACTCGCCCGTGTTCGTCTGCGGCATCACCCGGGCGCCATAGCGGATACTGATGACCACACCCGGCACTGCCGCGATATTCGGCACCGTCACGACAGGGCGCACGTACCGCTTCTGCGGCTGGTAGATGTCCAGCACCGCAATCGCGTTCGTCGCCACCGCCGTCGCTAACGCCGTTGCCGTGCCTTCGAGGTCTGCCGCAGTACCGAAGGCCGCGTCATCATCCTGCTGCGCCTTCATGCTCCACGCCGCCACCTCACCCAACCCGGCCACCAGAACGAAGGCCACGCCCTCAAAACCTTCCATATCCACGCCTTCGCCAGTCAGCGTCTCATTGTCGGCATCCGCCTTCAACGCCTCAACCGCCAGCAGCGTGTCGTGATAGATACTCTTCAACATAGGATCACCTCCTCCTAAGCCTTGATCTTGAGGCCGTAAAACGCCTCAGCCAGAACCGCCATACCATCGGTTTCCTTGCGCCCGATGAAGCCGGTCTGATTCGTCTCCGCGTACAACTCGACCAGGCGCTGGATACTCATTTGCAGCGCGTCCACGATCCAGTAGTAGCTGAAATCGCCGATGACCGCCACGACCGCGTTGTCTTCCCACACGTCGTTTGCATCCAACCCGTCATCGAACTGGTCGCTCAACTCGTAGGGCGTGTCGAGGATGCGGTTCGGCATTCCCATCTGGAGACCCGGCTGCCACAGATAGTCGCCTGTCCCCGCCTTCATCGTGCGTACCTTGCGGATGAATGCCCGATTAGAGAGGATGCGCGCTTGCGGTGCGTAGCTGGCCGGGAGCGAGTACACCCAGTTGATGATGTCGTCGCCGGTGAGAACGTTGGAGGCGGCGCTGGTAAAGAGTGGCAATCCACCCGTGTTCAAGATACCCAAAGGTTTGCTGTTACCGTCGCCATTGATGAAAGCATATTCCTCTGGCACCATGAACTTGTACGCCATCCGGTCGCGGGTGTAGCCTTCCACGTCGAACGTAGGCAGCCGCAGCAGCGTATTGCTCACCAGCACCCGCTTTGCCAGCGCGTGCGGCGTCAACCGGCGCGAACCAAACGGCTGCACCACATCCGCCGCCCCTGTGCCGATCTCCGTGGTCCACGTCGCGTCGCTGAATAGATTCTCCTCAGCCGGCGTGATCACGCTGCCGCTGGGGACCGGAGGCAGCACATTGGAGATGCGCCGCATCGCACTGGCCTCGCGCTCCTTCACGATCAGCAGATTCAGGAACACGTCCTGCACCAGGTAGCCGCCCGCCGGGGCCGTGCCCGCTTGCAACGCCTTGCGCAGCGTGTCCGGCAGCTCGCGGTCGCCCTTCCGCAAGAACGCGCGCATCGCTGCCGCGTAGGGCACTTGCGCCTTCGCGTCCAGATCGGCCATGTAGCCCTGGAACGGTAACAGCGCCTTCATCTCCGCGACTTCATCCGCCGTCAACACGCGGTCGCCCACCTTGATCTGCGCGCCCTCCGGCATTTGACCTTCGTGGAAGATGTCTTTGCGCTCGGCATCCAGGAACGCCTTCTCAGCCTCAGCCGCGCGTTCCAGTTGCTTCGCCTGCGCCGTCAGGCTTTCCACCTGGTCGAGAAGTTTATCCGCCTGCTCCGCTTGTTCGGCGGACAGGCTTTTTTCCTCGTTCTGGTCCAGGATCGCCTTTGCCTGACCGTGCAACGAGGCCGCCTCATCGTACAACTGCTTAATTCGCTTGCTCATACCTCAACCTCCTCAATAGTTTGATATTTTGAAACCACCACCCCACCAGGGGCCGTTGCCCCACGAGGGGCCTCTGGGCGATAAAACAACCTGAATCCCAGCGTATCCTGCACCATCTCGTGCTGGTGGCGCAACACGAGCCGCTGCATCCCGATCTTAGCCGCCGTTAGCGCGCGCCGTGGGTCCATAAAGGCCAGCGCGATCCTGAACAACTGCCCCAGCCGCGCTGCGCCCATCACTGCCTGCGCGCCGGCCCAATTCAACCCGTCCCCGGCCACCACATAGGACGCGCCCGCATCCAGGAGCGCCACCAGCATCGGGCTATTGGCGTCCCCCAGGTGACAATTCGTCGCAAACACGACCGCCCCACCGAGCTTTGCCGCCCTGATCTGCTCTGCCCGTAATGCGATCGTGCGTTTATCTCCACGCCACTCCGTACCGCCTGGCGCACCGTGCAGATCGAAGTAGATGAAGTCCTGCCCTTCCAGCAGCGCCACATCGAATGACGCGGCCTTCGTGGGCGGGCACGTTACCGGCTCCACCCCGGCGGCCCTGCGAGTGGAGACCTCTGCGCTCTGGCTACAGTACGCAAAAACCTTCATTATGGGAGTCCGATCACCAGCCAGTTGATCTCGACCGGAGTAGTCACAGCTACCGACCCAGTGATGTCATAAACGGTTGCCGTTATAACCCCAGTTGTCCCCAGCGCCACACAGTACGCCGTGTCGACAGACCAAGTTTCAAGGGTACATAACACCACGTAAGGCGTGCCGGTCGTGTGCGTAGCAGTGATCGTGCCGGTGACAGTCGTGCTGCCGAATCCGATCTGGAAGCCTGACAATCCCACACCGAGTGGGTATAACGAATTCGCTCCATAGACGATCTCGTCCGTTACCGTCAGCAATCCTGTCAACGTCGTTGGCCCCGTAATGTCCCCCGTCAGCGTCCCGGTGACATCCCCGGTCACATTCCCAACTACGTCGCCCGTCAACGTCCCGGTAACATCCCCGGTCACATTGCCGACCACGTCCCCCGTCAACGTCCCGGTGACATCCCCGGTTACATCACCCGTCAACGCACCCAATGTAACCGTAGCATCGCTTGCGTCGAGGGTCCCACCCTCGCCAATGAGCAACGTGCCGCCGTCGCCGCACACCCATCTCGCCCCACCCTGCTCCATATAGCAGGCCGTGTTGTAACTGCGCGCTTCCGGCTCCTCCGGTTTGATCAACGCCTGACAACCCCACAGCATCGTCAGCGCCAACGCTACCGCCAACGCCATAAATCCCCATCGCTTTGCTTTCATAGCCTATCCTCCTGATGAAAAAATACTTCCGCTAATGTAAAT